CCATACACTAACATTAATAGATTACCTAATAGAGATATCCATTGCTCATCTATTTTAAAAGTATCTAAAGAACTATCTAATATAACATATATAAATAATGCTAAAGTTAAGAAAGCTAGGCTTAAAGGTCTTATATTGGATGATAACCAAGAGTTACTAGACATATCAGATTGCCAACGTTTAGTTACTTCTTGCATTTCTATTACGTCTTGCTCTAGTTCTTTAATAAGCATTTCTTTTTCAACAGCATTTAATTCTTTACTACCACTAATAGCATTTAATATATCAGATACTTTACCACCAGTTATAGCATCAAATATAGGAGATGCTTGTTTACCAGTCTTAACTAAACCTCTTAGTAAGTTACCAAAGAAAGTACCCTTACCGTTATTTTTTAATTTTCTATCACTCATATCATTAAGTATATTAAGAGTCCTATAAAGGCTATTCTATTAATTAACATTAGTGTTTTAGGATATTTAACTGCATCTAATGGAACGTATGCTCCAGAAAACAACATAGCTAAATTAAATACAAACACTAATACGTCCATACTACATCACTACTTTTTTGTTTATCATCATCAACGTGAATAAATGTATCAGCAATACCAATACGATTAAATCCAACGTGTATAAGAGCTTCTAATACCTTGTATCTAGTTCTACTATCTTTAGCTTTAATATCTACCGCTAAGCCTCTTAAATGACTTGAATTAGGTTTACCACCTATTCTAGCATTATGTTCTGGACTTCTATAAGCAGAATTAATTACAAAAGGTATTCCAGCATACTCCCTAGCTTTATCTAGTTTAGCTAAAAAGTCTACATCCATATTATACTCTATTTCTTTAAAGTACTTACTCATAATATATTTATTTAAAAAAACCACCAAACCAAGTAGTAATGCTAATAAAAATAGCGGCTATACCTATCATAACTTTCTTATTAGTTTCTAAACTAGACACCCTATCGTTCAACTCTTGCTGTTTTTGTACAACACCTACTTGGTTTGTTTTATCATTGTTTTCTAAGTAGCCTAATAGTCTTTCGTTTATGCCTTCTTGTTTATTTATGAAGTCGGATAATTGAACTGCGTTTTCTAGTTGTTTTTTAGCTATTGTGTTTAGCAGGTCTTTATTTGTCATATCAAGTAAGTTGTTAGGGGAAATAATATAGGTATTGCACTATAAAGAAAGTCAGCTAACTCAGGCTTACCTTTACCTAGAATCCAATCATACACTATCTCTTTTAAAGCTACTATAACTATACCTGCAATAGCACCAGATACTAACATAAAGTCTACGCTATATATCTGGTCTATTACAAAGCCTAATATCATTAAAGGATAACCTACAAACATACCTAGTAGTACGTGATTTTTCTTATCTAATGCAATATTATTTATTATTCTCTTAATCATTTAGAATATTTTGTGTTTAGGGTTTTCAGGTTCTACTTCATAAGATTTCCATCCATAAGGGCTTTCATCTAATTCTTTCCATATTACATCTACTGCATAACCACTAGATAATACTGGAGCTACTATCTCTTCTCCATCTTCATCATATTCTCCTTGTTCTATTACAAGCTTATTTAGCTTAATAAAAGCAGCTTTAATGTTTTGTGATTTGTTACCATCTTCGTCTAAATCAAAGAATAAATCTATTTTACTCTCTGCTTGTTCTTGGTCGTTAAACTCGTATCTTTTGTATATCATAATTATCTATTTTAACTTTTAGTTATAACTATTAGTTATTATATTATCTGTATAGTTTTTTTAATTTTCTTATCTTATTTCTTTCCTTATGTAAAGATTTACTCTTGTTGTTATTATAGGTGTAATTGTTACACTTGTGTTAAATCAGTTAGCTCTTGTTCTGTTAATGCTGTGTTGTAGTATCTTACGTCTTTTACGTTTCCGTAGAAAGGTAATGAACCTGTAAAATTGAAATTTAATTCAGATAATCCGATTGGAGTTAATACACTTGTATCAGTACTTACTTCAGTTCCATTTACCCACAAAGCAAAATCATTTTGTTTATATTTTAAAGCTATTTTATTATATTGTGCAACATTAATAGGTGTAATTAAATTTACTTGACCCGAATTACCACTTACAATGTACACCCACAAATTATTTGAGGAGTTATTGTAATTTAAGCTAATTTTATTACTACCCGAACCATCAGATATACTAATACATCTGTATGTCAAATCATCAGCCAAAGCACTTATCTCTGCATACAATACTCCCTCACTATCATTAAAAGTATCTGAAGTACCTGCGCTATTACACACATCTGCTAGTCTAGTTGCTACTGCTCCGTTAGTAGGAATGTATGATGTAGGGTAGGATAAGGCTTCTAATTGTGCGCCATACACATATATTGTGGCAGAATCATTGCATAATATTCTTGGAAAATCACCACCTCCAGTATGAGTATATCTTACCCATTGGTCAGTTATTGTAAATTGAGTTAAGTCTACGCTTCCAGCACCTATACTTACATTTTGCGTTCCACTTTCTGTTTTTAAATATATAGACTGCGTATTTGTTCCACTTGCTGAAACGCTTAACTCTATTCTTCCACTTGCAGTTCCATCAAAAACTAATTTAGCAGCATTTTGCGTTCCATCTGGTGATGTTATAAAATTATCAGTTACAACAACATTATTTAATGCGCTCCATTGACTAAAATCCTCACTATAAGTTATCAAATTAGTACTCTGAGGCTCTAATAATAAACTAGGACAAGAACTATCTGAGTAGTCTAGTCTAGGTGTGTCGTAGCCAGATAAAACCTCTTTGACTGATACATTGTCTATTGAGCCATTAAATCCATTCCATCCTAAAATTCTTAATGGATTGGTAGCGGTGGCGGTATAAATAACATTTACTTCAGTATCACTTGTAATGGTTCCACCGGCTGTGAAGCCGTCTATCCTTATATTTCCAGCTGTTACATTTGTAATACTTGCTGTTACTTTATAAGTTTTACCAACAACAGAAACTAATGAAGATTGAGTCAAATACGCTAAATCACTCCCGCTTTTTGTTGCCTTACCGCCGCTAATTGTCCAACCACTTCCTTTAGTCCAATCACTATCAGTATCAAACCCACCATTGGTAACCAACTCTTCCCCTAGCTCTAGAGTCATTGTTTCTATTAATCCATCTTTATTTACTCTTGTTGCACTAGAGCCTCTAGAGAACGTAAAGTCTCCGTCTCCATTTGTAGGAAGTACACTATATACTTTCCCTTCTTTATACCCCGAAGGTATCATTGCTAATTTTGGTATTGCCATTTTTTATTTATTTTATTATTTTAATTAAAATCTGCATTATTAACACAACTAATCGCTTCAACTATACCTCCATCTGCAATAACCCTATCTTCATAAGATTTAGTTAGAGGAGTTATTATATAATCGTAATAGATACCACCCCAACCATCTTTGTTAGGACTTCCCCACCAACTAACTGGATATATTTCGTTTGCCATTGTTTTTGTCTTTTATTTCTTTGTTAAACTTATTATAGAATTTATCTAAATTTACTATATTCTTTTTCTTTGTTTTATACTTTCTCTTCATCTTATAATACAAAACTTGAGAAGCTATCTGCATCTTTATCAGGATACATATCTCCATTACTATTATTATTGTACTCTGGAAACTTTTGACTGTTAAAGCAAATGTAATCTAAGAATCTTTTAGTATAGAACTCTGCTCTATCTGTAATCTTACTTTGCATTCTGTCTACATCTCTAAAGTCTACTGTATCTGACTCTTGTCCTCTATGTCTGTTTATACCTCCATTATCTATTTTAAACATAGCAAATGGCAAGTACTCTAGTTGAGTGAACCATATTAGCATAGGCTTAATATAATCGTCTCTAAGAGCTTTATAATCACTATTAGCAGGTAAGTCTATATCTCCAGATAATATTAAGTCCTGTAGCTTATCATATAGTCTACCACCTAAGTAGTTTTGTATATGCATATCTTGTGCTACTTCAATTTGATGAATTAGCTTATCCGCATCTGTGTTACCGTCTATTATAGACTTAGCTTTTAAGTCTGCTATACTTATGAATAATGCTTTCATAGTCCTAATATATTTTTAATTTTACTTAATGTACTTCTGTAAGCACCGTTATCTGCTCTGTCAATCATTCTCTCTCCCATTTCATTTGGGTTGTTAGGTTCTTTTAAACCTTTCTCATAAGCTGAATTAGGGTCTACCTGCTTATTACCTTTCATCTTATACACTCTTAATTCCCAATAGTGATGACAGTTTTTACCACCCTTGAATTTAAGTAAGCTATAGTTCTGTTTGTTATGACCTAACTCTTTGTTAACTCCTCTAAAAGACATCATATTAATATCTTCTTTTCTAAATACCATTTTTCTAGAAGTAAAAGATTCCATCTTAGTACAGAAGCTTCTACTGTTAGGAGACTTACGTTCTGGCATATAAGCATATCTAATTTTATAGATATCACTATCTTCTTTAGATGATTTGTTGCTAGACTTAATTGTAGCCATTCTAACGTCACTTATGTCTTCTGAATATACTTCACTATGAATAACTTCCCACTCATCGCTTAAAACCTCTCCTAGCTCTTCTAATTGAGAATACATATCATCTCCTTGTTCGTCAGAAAAGTCTTCTTTAATTTGTGAAGATAATTTTTCTCCAGTTTCTTCTTCTTTTCTAATCTTAGTAGATATGTTATCTAGTTCTGTAAACTCTATTGGTTGTAGTGTTACGAAGTATAAGTCTTGAGTAATACCGTTAAAGTCTAATATATCTTCTAAACAGTATTTAATCTCATCTTGGAATGGTCTAATAATTACATTATCCATTAATACAGATGCAGTTCTTAATTCTTCAGCATTGTTACCAAATCCTGTATTATCTTTAATACCTAATAATATAGGAGATACAATACCGTGACCTAACATAATCTTTTCTCTAGCTTCATCAGATAAGAATTGATATTGAGCGTGAGCATCAGGTAAATGTATAGCTTCTATTTCTGCTTGAGTTTCTTTAGACTCGTTAAATGCTATAATAGTTCTACCTGCATTAGAGCTACCAGAAAACTTATCATTAATCTTTCTTTCAATAGCACCTTGTGTTTCTTCGT